TTGATTTTGTGTGCTCTTTTTCGGAATGGTACTTAAATTACAATGTTTCAACCTTGCGTATCTCCATTACACCTGATCAACTGTGCGAATGACTTTGATAACACGGCCGACAACACGGCACTGTTCCAGGTCTACACCTTCAATACGCCTCGGCTTGAATTCTGGGTTGATGGGAATGAGATCAATCCAATCCTCGCCTGGCTTATATTCGATACGCTTGACAGTGGCCTCATCGCCGCCCAGCAGCATAATGCCGATCCGGCCAGAAATGCCCATGTCGCTGCATCGCAGGCACAGGATTTCATCGCCGTCCTGGAACTGAGGGTACATACTGTCGCCGCTGACCGTGGCCAGAAAGAAATCTTCAGGTCTGCGCCGCCCAATCCACTCGGCAGGGATGGTACGCTGCTCGTATGCGTCATCAGGTGTTGCATTGAAATGCGCAGCTACAGGTCCGGCATAGTGGATCGTGACAAGGTTCGTGTCCTCGGCGGCCGAGGAGGTTTCCTCGCTCCAGCCCATGAGGTAGGCCGGGCTGGTATGCAGCGCCTTTGCGATCGGCTCCAACTTGTCGATACGCATATTCATGATCTCGTTTGACTCGTATCTATATACTGTTGCCGGGGAAACGCCAAGCTCTGCTGCGATTTGTTCAGCGGACAGACCTAATTGTTTGCGTCGGTTCTTAATGCGTTCGCCAACATCCATTTATATCACCTACTATATTTGATAAGTCTATTAAAGCACACTACTTGCAAAAATGCAAGTACATAAAATAAAAAACTCGCACAAATGCGAAAATTATCCTTGACATATTGCGAAAACGCGAGTAACATATAGTCAGAAACTCGCGGAAACGCAATGAAGGGAGGGAACCAAAATGAATATCGACGTGAACAGGCTCAAAGGCAAGACGGTTGAAAAGGGTTTGACCGGTGAGAAAATGGCCAATGCGCTGGGTATCGACCAGAGTACATACTATCGCAAGCTGGGCGATGGCGGCGGAACCTTTACGATCTCTCAGGTTGCCCGTATCGCGGAAATTCTGTCTTTGACCAATGAAGAACGGACGGAAATTTTTTTTGGAACCTGACTCGCGTAAACGCGAGAGAGAGGGGGTGACCCATGCTGACAGCAATATTCATCATCACGACAATCATCTGTGCAAAGGGCTGGTTCAAGCAGACCATTTTTGCAAATGCCATGATGGTTTACTTTGCTCGTAAAGGATATCCGAAGCCTAAGACAGAAGATCTGGAAGAGTGCGCTACTTTGGCTCTACGCATAATGCTACGCCGGAGAAGGAGGTGACAACCATGACCATGCCTGCCGTCATTACCACGAAGCTGGACGAGTTGAACCGGCTCTGCGAGAAGTACCCCAGCAAAATCCCGATTGAGGAGTGCGCCGCGTTCCTCGGCATGGCGGGCGAAAGCCTGCGGGCGTGTCTGGAGCACGGTTCCTGTCCGTTCGGACTGGGCTGGCTCAAGAAAAACGCCCACAACCGGGCGTTCTACATTCCGACGCTGACATTTTACCTCTGGGTAACGCAAGCCGCTGGATTTCGAAAGGAGGTGACACCATGAACCGTAACAACAGAGCCATCGCCGGCCTCAGCTTTCTTGGCTTACTGTCTGCTACCGGCTACGCCGAGCTGGACAAGCTGCCGATGGGAGCCTACACGGTGCTCTCACTGTTGCTGCTGACGGTATTCGCCGTCTACGCGTACAGGGCGGCGCAGGCATGAAAAAAGCCGCTGACGGGAGGGCAATCCCAGTCAACGGCAAGCGAAAAAATATTTCAACACCATAATACCCGCAGAAGGGAGAAAAGTCAATGGTAAATATCAAAAGCGAAGTGAAAGGCGGCATCTGTGATGCCTATGTGGAGGTAGATGGCAGCGTTCGGCAGATTGTCGAAGAGCTGGGTACAGCTGTTCAGCAGATGCACGACACTATGCGCCGGAACGACGAAACACATGCGACAGAGTTCCGCTATCTGTTCACCCAGCTGGTAACGGACGAGCATTCGCCGCTGTGGGACGAGCCGGACCTTGTGCCGAGCGATAAGGCCAAGGCCGCCGGTGATTTGATCGCAGATATGCTGCGCAGAGGTCTGCCGATGGACATTATCCGCAAGACAATGGAGGCAATGGGCGTATGAAGATCGCGCTGAACGAAGCCGACGGCACGATCACCATTGCGGAGCTGGGTGTGCTGTACCAGACGGTCGCAAGCCTCGGCACGCTCAAGTGGAACAAGCAGCAGAAAGTGCTTTCCGGTCCGGCTGATCTGGATATGCTGACACGGCTCGGCCAGCTGGTTCAGCTGCCGCCGCGCGTAGAGGCGTACCGCCGCAGGCTGCTGGCTGTTCAGCAGGCGATGGAGGCCGAGCGGGTCAATCCCGAGCCGCGTGCCGTCATGGCCGCACCGGTCAAAGCGACCCTGTTCAAGCACCAGCAGCGGGCAGTCAATATGTGCCTGCTGGCGTTCGGTGTGATTACGCCCGAGCAGATGGGAGGCGGTACGCCATGACGACCGGCAAAGGCTTCGGCCTGCTGTTCGAGATGGGCTGCGGCAAGACGCTCACGGCCATCAGTGTGGCCGGTATCCTGTACAGGCAGGGACTTATCCGGCGCGTACTGGTCGTGTGCCCGACCTCCATTACGGCAGTCTGGGCGAAAGACATTGCGGACTTTGCCGCGTATCCCTGTCAGGTGGCAGTTCTGCAGGGCGACAAGAAAAAGCGGCTGACCGCGCTCGATGAGCTGAACTGTACGGTCGTACCGGCGCTCAAGTGGGCGGTCATCAACTACGAGAGCACCCACCGCGACGGCATTTTCACGGCGCTGCATGACTACGCTGCTGACCTGATCATCTGCGACGAATCCCAGCGTATCGCTAACCATGCGGCCGCGCAGAGCAAGGCACTGCACAAGCTGGGCGATCAGGCGAAGTACAAGCTCATTCTCTCGGGCACGCCCATCAAGGGCAAGGCCATCGACATTTACAGCCAGTTCCGGTTCTGCGACCCGCGCGTGTTCGGCACCAACTTCTATGCGTTCCGTAGCAAATACTGCGTGTTGGGCGGCTACCAGAACCATCAAATTGTTGCGTACCGCAATCTGGACGAGCTGACACGCCGCATGAGCAGCATCAGTGTCCGCGCGACCAAGGCCGAGGCACTCGACCTGCCCGACCAGATTTTCGAGGACCGTGTGGTGCGGCTGACTGCGAAAGAGCGGCAGATTTACGACCGGGTACGCCGCGACAGCTTCGCGGAGCTGGAAAACGGCGACCGCCTGACTGCCGCGACCGTGCTCACCAAGCTGCTGCGTTTGCAGCAAATTACCGGCGGTTTCATGCAGCCGGACGAGAGCGACAAACCCATCTCGACCGGTACGGCCAAGCTGGATGCGCTTGCGGACATTGTGGATGACTATGTGCTCCAGACCGGCGAAAAACTGGTGGTGTTCGCACGGTTCCGCGCCGAACTGGATGCCATCGGCAAACTGCTGGAAAAGCGCGGTTTACAGTACGGTTTAATCTCCGGTGAGGTGCCGCAGAGCGAACGCGGAGGTATCGTGCAGGATTTTCAGACCAATCCCGAAACCAAGGTGTTCGTGGCGCAGATCGCCACCGCAGGACTGGGCATCACGCTCACGGCGGCCAGCCTGACCGTGTTCTACTCGATGGGGTACAGCTACGCCGAGTACGAGCAGGCCACTGCACGCACACACCGCATCGGACAGAGCCGGAAATGCACCTACATTCACCTTGTCGCGGAGAATACCGTGGACGAACAGGTGATGAAAGCACTGAAAGCCAAGGAAGAACTTGCTGCCTCTATCATGGATAACTGGCGGGAAGTCTTGTAAATCAAAGGAGGAATATCAATGGATAACACGACTAAGAGCATCCTGCAGATGGCACGAGGAGCCATCACCGAGCGCGCAGACTACGAGATGGCGCGTATCATCGGCAACATCATGGACGCGAACACCAAGGCAACCGCCAAGCGCAAGCTGACTCTCACGCTGGAGCTGGTACCGGACGACGAGCGCCGCAATATCTCGGTCAGCGTGACCGCTAAGTCCACGCTGGCGGCGACCAACCCGGTAACGACCTCGCTGTACATCGCCGGTCAGGATGCGGAACACGGCGTACAGGCCGTGGAGTGCCTGCCGCAGGTGCCCGGTCAGTTCGACATGGACGGCGGCGAGGCCGAAGCACCCGCAACCCTCAAGATCGTTAATTTCGCCTAATCAACCAACCTGACATTCTATAAGGAGGACTTTTTACAATGGATATGACCCGTGAAGCTATGGAGAAGATCGAGCAGCTGACCCAGCCCATCATCAAGGAGGTATCTGGCCACACCTACGCCATCACCGCAGGCGGCATCACCGAGATCAAGCCGGTGCCCGATATGCCCGATCCGCTGGCGCTGACCAGTCTGGACGCGCTGGTGAAGCTGGTGCGCACCGAGGCTCTCCATATCGCAAAGTATATCCACCCCATCTACATCACCGTACCGGACCCGACCCTCGTCAAGTGCTTCGGCCAGCCCGACCCGAACCTCGGGGAAACCCGCCTGACCTACTACCACGCCAAGGCCACCGACGTACCCGGCTGGGAAAAGGAAACCACCCTGTCGTTCGAGGCGGCTATGATCGCGCTGCGCACCCGCTTTGAGCACACGACCGACACCGACTACGCGCTCAAGCTGCTTAGCGAGATCACCACGGGCGCCAAGGTGACGTTCAACGACAACGGCATTGCGACCACGGTAGTCACCCAGAAGGGTATCGCACTGCAGGGCAACGAGAGCATTCGCCCGATCATCACGCTCAAGCCGTTCCGCACGTTCCAGGAGGTCGAGCAGCCGGCCAGCGAGTTCCTCATCCGAATCACCGATCGCGGTATCAAGTTCATTGAGGCCGACGGCGGTATGTGGCGGCTGGCCGCACGCAAGATCATCAAGGCATGGCTGGAAAACGCCCTTGCCGTAGAGGTGGAGAACGGCAGCGTCGTAGTGGCGCTGTAAGGCAGACAGGCATATGCGGTCGGTGGAAACGCCGGCCGCACTGCATGAAAAGGAGAACAGCATGGACATTTTACAGAAAATCGACCAGTACCGCGCACTTCTCGACCGCAAGGACGAGCTGGTAGACCGCACGAAAGAGGTCAATCTCGCAATCCAGACCTGCCGCGATGAGCTGGCGGGCATGATGATCGAGGCGGAAACGCCCAAGGTCAGCCGCGAGGGCTACGGCTACTCGGTGACACAGAAAGTCAAGTACACCAAGGCTGCCGGTGTCGATGCGGAGCTGATGGAGGCGCTGCGCGAGAACGGCCTCGGTGACATCATCCGCGAAACCGTGAACGCCCAGACCTTGCAGGGCGCGATGAGTAATCTGGCGGAGGAGAACGACGGCGAACTGCCCGAGGAGTTCCGCACGCTCATCCGCGTATACGAATTTTACGATGTGAGCCGCAGAAAGGAGCGCGCAAAGTGAAAACCTACACCCTTACCGTATCCACGGACGACCACTGCTACTGCGGCGTGTCGTTTCAGGCCGACACGATGGCCGACCTCACCGAGCTGGTGGACCGCATGAGCCTGCTCGACGAGGAACACAAGAACAACTATCTGATCTCTGCGACCAAGGAGGAGGACAAGCATGAGTAACGAACTCGTACCCAAGACCGGCTTTGCGCTGGCACCGATGGACAACAGCCTGCTGGACATGATCCGCGAGGAGCTGGACGGCCTCGGCAGTATCCCGTTTGACGTTGTGAAGATCCCGTCCGGCGGCGGTGTGGCCTTTGAGGTGCCCGGCGACGATCCGGATAACCCGGACGTGGTAAAGGAACTGACCGGCGTTATCATTGAGCACCACCCGATGAACAGCTACTGGGCGGATGCGTATTCGGGCGGCAATGTCGCTCCGGACTGCGCCAGCATGGACGGCAAGACCGGCATCGTGGCCGCGACCGGCGAGTGCATCGACTGCTCGATGTGCAAGTTTAACCAGTTCGGCAGCGACACGGACGGCCGCGGCAAAGCCTGCAAGAACCTGCACCGCATTTACATCTTGAGGGAGGGTGAAGTCCTGCCGGTTATCTTCAATGTGCCGCCAACGTCCCTCAAGCCGTTCAAGGATTATCTGGCAAAGCGGCTGCTGCTCAAGGGCAAGCGGGCGAATCAGGTGGTGACGCGCATCACGCTCAAAAAGGCACAGAACGCAGGTGGCATCAGCTACTCGCAGGCCGTGTTCAGCAAGGCGGCTGACCTCACGCCGGAACAGATGGAGGTTCTCCAGCCGACCATCAAAGCCGTGCGCGAGATGGCGCGACAGGTGCCGGTGGACTTTATCGAGCAGGTGGACAGCGATGAGCCTGCACCGTTTGAGGAATAAGTGGTCAATCTTTGCCGGAGTTGACCATTTAGGGTCAACTTTCCGTGGTTTTCGCTCCATGGATGAAAGCCAAATTTGCAAGGAGGTATAGACATGGAGGAGAAAATCAATCTGGACGAACACCTTGATTACAGGAAGCTGTTCACGGCCATCGTCGAAAAGCCGACTGTCAGCGGCGACAGTTTAACGGGCTGCTGTCCCATCCACAAGGACAGCAACCCGAGCTTTTCGGTCAATCTCAAGACCGGACAGTGCAAGTGCTTCTCCTGCGGCTGGTCGGGCAACTATGTGTCACTGTATGCACAGTTGCACGGTCTGACGAGCAAGGACGCATTCAAGGAAATCCTGCACCAAGCAGGACTGGACAGCGCACCGGCGGCAAAGCCGGTCAAACCCAAACAGATCTACACGGTGCAGGAATACTGCTTAGAGAAGCGTTTCGACCCGGAATGGCTGCACTCTGTCACCGGCATGGAGAAATGCGGCTGCGACCGAAATGGTGATGCGTGGCTGCGTATCCCGTACTATGACGAGCAGCACCGCGAAACCCTGTTCCGCAAGCGCTACCGCAAGGATGCCGCGTGCCGGTTCAAGTGGGGTGCAGGCTCGGCGGGAAAGCTCATGCTGTATGGCGAATGGACGCTGCCCGAGGTACGAAGTGACGGCTACGCCATCCTCGTTGAGGGCGAGAGCGACACGCAGACACTGTGGCTGCTCGGACTGCGGGCACTCGGCGTGCCGGGCGCATCGACCTACAAGCCGGACTGGACGGAACGCCTGCAAGGCTTAAAGCTGTACTTACACATTGAACCGGACAGAGGCGGTCAGGTATTCCTCGAGCAGATGACCCGTAAGCTGCGCGACGGCGGCTTTGAGGGCGAGGTCTACCAGTGGAGCTGCAAGCAGTTCGGCGTAAAAGACCCGTCCGACCTGTACATCCAGTGCGGAAAGGACGAGGCGGCAGAGAAAGTACGTCACGCGATCCGCGATGCCAAGCGCATCGACCTTGCCGACCTGGCGGCGAGTATCCCGGTGGCGATCAAAGATGCTCCGCTGCATCTGCGCCAGCCTGCGGGCTTTATTTACGACGAGCAGGGCATCCACCTCATCGACGAGAAAACGTCCCAGCCGGTCATGGTGTGCCGCACGCCCATCCTCATCACCAAGCGCCTGAAATCGCAGGAGAGCGGCGAGGAAAAGATCGAGATCGCGTTCAAGCGTGATGGCAGGTGGCGCACAGCGGTTTTCCCGCGCACGACCGTGTTTGCCGCGCGGAATATCATCGAGCTGGCGCGTCTGGGTGCGACTGTGACGAGCGAGAATGCGAAAAACGTGGTCAGCTACCTTGCGGCGCTGGAAAGCGAGAACATCGACGTCATTGAAACGGTCAAAAGCACCGAGAGCTTCGGCTGGCAGACGAATGGGGGGTTCCTGCCGTGGCACGCGGACGGCGTGGTGCTGGATGCACATCCGAGCATGGAGCGCTGGGCGGGCGCGTACCAGAAGAACGGCAGTCTGGAGGACTGGATTGCGCTCATGGCGCCGCACCGGAGCCGTTATCGCTTTCGGTTTATCCTTGCGGCCGGATTTGCCGCGCCGCTGCTGCGTATCATCCGCCAGCGCATTTTCTTCGTGTACAACTGGGGCGGCTCACGCGGCGGCAAGACGGCGGCGCTCAAGGCGGCACTGTCCGCATGGGGCGACCCGGAACGCCTGATGGCGAACTTTAACGCCACGCAGGTAGCCTTGGAGCGCATGGCAGGCTTTTACTGCGACCTACCGATGGGCATTGACGAACGTCAGCTTGCGGGCAACCGGCAGGAGGGCTTGGAGAAGATGGTATATATGATCGCCAACGGCACAGGCCGCAGCCGCGGTGCGAAAGATGGCGGCTTGCAGGCGCTCAAAACGTGGCGCACGGTGGCACTGGCGACCGGCGAGGAACCCATCGGCCGCGAGAACAGCATGACCGGCGTTTCTACCCGTGTTATCGAGGTCATCGGCGCACCGTTCGATAATGAGGCGGCGGCCAGCGAGATGCACCAGCACTCAGGCGACAACACCGGCTGGGCGGGTGATGCATTTCTGGATTACATCATTTCGCTTGGTGACGAGGTGATTGCCGGGTACTTCAACGAGCTGTTTGACGAGGTAAAGCCGCTCATCGGCACCGCGAACGGCAGCCACGCGGCAGGCATTGCGGCGGTCGTGACGGCAGATTATCTGCTCTCGCGCCTGTTCTTTGCCGAGCGGGACAGTGAGGCACGCGCACACGCGCTCCAGATGGCACAGGCCGTCATGGGCGATATGCAGGCCAACCAGCCGCCCGATGTCAACGAGAACGCCGTCAGCTTTATCCGAGACTGGGTGACTTCGGGCAGCACGCGCAACTTCGGCAAGGTCTGCACCGGCACCTGCTACGGCTTTCTGGAGGACGAGGTGGCGTATATCATCCCGACCTCGTTGCGTGAGGCGCTGGAGCACGCAGGATTTTCGTATCGAAAAACCATGAAGCACCTTGCGGATACCGGCGGTATCGTAGTCGGCGCGGATAAGAAAACGTCTGTGCAGCGCTGGTTCAACGGTCGGAACGGTCGCTTCATTGCGTTCCGCATGACAGAAGAACCGCAGCAGGATTTCACCGAAATTTCGGACGGCGAACCCAGTCCGTTCGACGAAAATCCTAACACCTAACATTTAGGTGTTAGGCAGGTGTTAGGTTAGGTGTTAGGTGAAAAGTGTAGGCGTGGTCTATGTTTTTCCTAATTCCTAACACCCTAACACCTAATTCCGTAAGGAATCCCTTGCGCGCGAAAAAGTTTGAAAACGCATGGTCGCAATGAACTTTTCACAAATATACGGTGTGTGTTCAAAATTTAGGTGTTAGGTGTGTGGTTCTCGCAAATCGCAACCGGCACAGCGCGTCAAACGATGGATTTTGCGGCGGCACAGACGAAACGGCAACAAAACGAACAGATAAATCCTAACACCTGACCTGTTTGCAAGGTGTTAGGAACCCCGAAATCAAGGAGAAAACCGACAAATGACCATAAAAACTTTGCAGAAATTCGGCTCGATGGCGGAGCTGGTTCACTGGCTGGTGAATACCGGCCGTGCGTCCGACCATGCAGCCGCCAAACGCATGGTGCCGAGCCTCATCCCGAAGGAGGCGAAATTCCAGACCGCCATCCTGCAATACCTGAACAGCCTGCCGCACGCGCTGTTCTGGAAAGACAGTGCAGGCGCGTACCAGTCGGGCGGCCACCCGGATATTTCGGGCGTGATGAACGGACGTTACTTCGGCTTTGAGGTCAAGCGGCCGCTGCTCGGCAGGGTCAGTCCTCTGCAGGAGGCGTTCCACGAGCAGATACGGCAGGCAGGCGGACAGGTGTACGTTGTCAGCTATGTGGACGAGGTGCGGGAGATTCTCCTGCAGAACGGTGTGGAGGTGAACGAATGACAGACAAGGAAGAACGTGAGGTGCTGCGGCGGTATCTGCGGCAGTATCTTTCGGCCAAGCGCCGCAAGTGCGACCTCGAACGCCGCCGTGCCCAGCTCCAGCAGGATATGCAGTGCCCGCTCGGTGCCGTTCGGTACGACGGTATGCCGCGCAGCGGTTCACCCAGCGAGGGAGCTGCGGCTTTCGCTTACCGTATTGACGAGGTGGAGCAGCGTATCCGCGCCCAGCAGGCCGAAATGGCTCGCGCAGCGCTGGAGATCATGGACATCATTGACTTTCTGGAGCCGGGCAGTCTGGAACGCGAGGTCATCGAGAAGCGATACATGGACGGCATGGGCTGGCACGCCATCGAGCGCGATATTCCGATCAGCCGCAGTCAGGGCAGCGTGTACGAAAACCGTGCCATTGATACCCTGCGGATGTACGCAAAGGTGCGGAGCATGGTCGGGCTGGGTGAGAGAGGAGAAGAAACATGAATAAAATCCGCATTGCAACCAACGACATGGTGCTGACCGTCAAAATGTCGGACGAGCAGGCCAACGTCTGGTTCGGTACGCTGACCCGTGCTCTGCTGGGTGAGTATCCCGATATTGCAGAGCCGGTGGAGATGGAAGAACCGAGGGACGAGGACACAGAACCGGAAAGCGAAGAGCAGCCGTCTGATTTGGACGAAGACGAGGGCGAACCGGCCGAAGAACCCGCGCCGCAGGAGAGCTACAAGGGTTTTCTTCGTATCACCTGTGTGCATTGCGGCGAAACCGGCAGTTTTAATGCGCGGTACCCGATCGGGTTCTATCGCTGTAAGTCGTGCGGTGAGAACAACGCGCTGCACGATCTGCACCGTTTGAAATTCCGCTGTGAGTGCGGCCATACATGGGTCTACCATACGAATGCCAAGGAACGTATTATCGAGCAGAACTGTCTTGCGTGCGGTATGCCCATGCAGGCAGAGCAGGACAAAAACGGGGATTATTCCCCGCTGTAATTCGTTTGAGCTGTTTTAAGCTCTGGTTTGAGAGGAGAACAACCATGGCAAAATGTAAATTCTGTGGACAGGGCGTGCGGACTGCACCCGTGTTCCATCCGGCCTGCTGGGAGCCGCGGGCAAACAAGGTCGCAGAGGCGTTCTGCGATGAATACTGCCGCTGGCCGAGTGAAGTCAAGGATCAGCGCGACCTCATCGAGCTGCATTGCTCGGAGTGCGTGGTCGCGGAGCTGCTGCGGATGGGAGGCAATGAGGTATGATTTTAGAGTTGACCAAACAGAACATCTTGAACCTGACGAATGAGAGCAAGCGCAAGAATATCCTTGCCGCATGGCGCAGCTGGGGCATCTGGCACTAGGCGCCCGAAATCGGGCTTAGCGTGTACCGGCTCGATCTGCCGGACGGCTCGTTCTTTACGGCCAGCTGGTATGAGGGCGACGACTTCTTTCCGGGCGGCAGCATGGGCAACGTCAACCGTCCGCGTTTCAATCTCTGCGACAAGGGCGGAAAGTTGAAAGCCGGGAGCAAGGCCGAGAGCCTGCTGACGGACAAGCTCAAGGAGCTGAGGAAGGAGATGATTTGGGATGGGAACGCCTGAGTGCTATTACTGCAAAGCAAAGGAACACTGCATCGCCGCTGCTCAGCCGGGTTCCGTGGTGTGCATGGTCAACCGTATGCGATACGGCGGAACACACGCGGATGACGCTCCACCGAGAACAGAAGCGGTGTATTGCCAGTTTTGCGGACAGCCGTTAAAGGTAATCGGTCAGAAACGGTTTTGCAATAATACTCGTTGCCTGAACCGCTATAACGATGTTTGAAAGGGAAATCATAAAATATTTGGAGGCGAACAACAATGAAAAAGAAAATCATGGCGGCACTGCTCTGCGGTGCTATGATGTGTAGTCTGTCGGCCTGCAGGGAGAGCGAGCGCGTTGCGTACAACATCTCGAAGGAGGCGGACAATTTCAACGTCACGCGCCGTCTGGAAGTCATCAACGCGCGTACGGACAAGCCGGTGTTTGAGCTGATCGGCAACTTCGCCATCTCGAACAACAGCGAGAACGAGCTGGAGGTGACTGTCGAGACCGGGCAGGGCGTTTACAAGAAACACCTTGTGTACCTCAACGACTGGACGATCTACGTTGTGGAGGACGTCAGCGGCGCTTACGTGGACAAGTTCCACTACGAGGTGAATTTCCTGCCGGAGATGATCATTCCGGTTACGGTGACGTCGCATGACTAAATACAGCGATAAAGTTCGGCGCTACTTAGCATGGAGGTATGGCGATGAAGAAAAAGCGTGTCAATCCGCACAGGCGTCCGGCGACACTGGCGGACGTACAAAAGGCAAAGAAAACCGCGCAGAACGAGGCGGTAACAACAGCATGGGCAATCTTTTTCTCGGCGCTGCGGGATAAGGAGGGCTTCGGCTACACACGGCTCCGGCGTGTCTGGGACGAGGTAAACTACCTTGCGGACAGCGTTTCCAAAGGCTATGTGTCGATCGCCGATCTCGAAAAGGAACTCGAAGACTACGGAATCACGTTGAGGTAGGATTATGACAACAAAAGATTGGCTGAACCGCGGGTGGGCACTCGACCGCGAGATTACGGCTTTGGAGAGTGCCAAGCGCCGGGCATATGACCGCTGTGTGTCAGGCGTGGCATCGGTGAGCGGTGCACCGGGCGGCGGCGGTGCCTCAGATGGCGGCCTGAGCCGCTACGCCGACTTTGCCGCACAGGTGGACGCCCAGATCGACAAGCTCATTGACATCAAGCAGGAGATTGCGGCGGTGATTGCCGAGGTGCCGGATACGACCCTGCGGACACTTCTCACAAAGCGGTACTTAAACTTCGAGAAGTGGGAGAAAATCGCGGTTGACCTGAATTATTCGTGGCGATGGACAATGAAGATGCACAGACAGGCATTGCAGGCGGTCGAACCGCTGATTGCAAAGAGGACATGTTAATTCATATTGTTCCGTGCTATACTGGTATCATGAAGTTCAGCGGGAATGAAACTGAGGTCCCGCATTTCTCCTGCTTCATACCGCATTGGAAACACCTCCGGAAAGGCACTCTTGGAAACAAGGGTGCTTTTTCAGATAGCTTGACAAATATAATATAATACGGTAATATGAGCAAAAAAAGAATAGCCGAAGTCATATACTTCGACTATTCAAGAAACAAGAGTGTGTATTGTGATGGGAGTTAGCTGTTTAGAATGGCGTTAATCAGGGAATCTTTGTTCCAGCCCACCATTACAGTTGCGTTATCCTGAACTTTGGAAGGAATCCGCTGCTGTCCCCATGGCTTCAAACCGATAATATACTTGTCATAATCGGTAGAAGTGTCAATTTCAAAGTCAATCCATTCGCTGTGGGCAGCGTACATGCCGGAAATAATGATTACTTTGGATGCGGGACTAATCTGATTTTTCAGAAGGTTTTTTAAGGTGGTTTTACCGGCTGGCTGAGTAGGATCAACTAAAGGGTCGTGTTCAGGAACAGAATAGTTTTTCCATGTTAAGAGCCCTTCGTCTTGAGCTTCATTCAACCAAGAAACTACTTTTTTGTAGTCATCGGAATATTTCCATGCGTGGCTGATGAAGATATTATATAATGCCAAAAAAATCATCCTTTCGTATTTAGGAGGTTTACTATGTCTGAAACTAAGAAGTACCGAAAAAAACCGGTAATTGTCAAAGCATACAGGACAGATAAAAAAATGACAATACACACTCTCGAGGGGGACATGATAGCTTCTGTGGGGGATTATATCATTACTGGGGTTAATGGAGAACAATACCCATGCAAGCCCGATATTTTTGAAAAAACCTACGAGTTGTGCGATGAATCGGATGTGGAGTCTTGACTCTGAGAACGAGGAGCGTTAGCAGCGACCCAAGTTTGAAATTCTTTGGTCATATACTCTTCACAAGAAACCACAAGTATATTAAACGCTTCGCTGACGGACAAATTTTGAAATTCGCCGGTGCGTGTCAAATACCGGTGTAATATGCTTTGCAGAATTTCACAGTTGCTTCGATAGCGAACCCATAAGTCTTGAAAATGATATAGGGACAATATTGCAGAAATAACAGTTACACCTGAACTGATAATGGCTATTAAAATATTGATCCCTCGGTATGATAGCATGTCGGATAAGAGTGTTAAGATAGGAATAATCGCGCTTAACACGATGGATGCTACGGACCAATGCTTAAAATCAGACTGTGCTTGGACAGATTTCTTATTATACCAATCAATTTGATCTAAAATACGGTGTTGAACGTACCATTTTTCGGAATTGGCATCGAATACGGACAAATAATCCTGAAAATTCGATGAAGGTGAATATGAGGCTTGGTGAGATGGATGTATAAATCCATGAATGCGTTCTCGTAAATTAGGCATGTTACTTCTCCTGTAGATAGAGTACTATTAGTATAACATAAAATTCCAGATTGTACAATTGAACAATTTGTAAACCGTCTACACCGTAGGCGGTTTTCTTTTGCCCGGAATTCAGAAAGGACGGTGCAGAATGGCAAAAGGCAAATATCAGGAATGGCTTACGCCGGACGGCATCACCCGTCTGGAAGCGTGGGCGAGGGATGGTCTGACAGATGAGCAGATCGCAGCCAGGATCGGCATTACGACCAGCACGCTGTACGACTGGAAAAACAAATACTCGGAGTTTTCGGAGGCCCTAAAAAGGGGAAAAGAGGTCGTAGACATCGAAGTTGAGAACGCTTTACTCAAGCGTGCACTCGGCTACGACTACACCGAGGAGCGCATAGAGCGCAGCCGCGAGGGCGGCAAGAAGAGCATTAAGACCGTGCAGACGGTCAAGCACATTCCGCCGGATACGACCGCGCAGATCTTCTGGCTGAAGAACCGCCGGCCCGATCGCTGGCGCGACAAGCAGCAGGTGGAGCACTCCAGCGTTGTCCCCGTCGTCATCACCGGCGGTGATGAGCTTGAAGACTGACAAGCGAATCCTGCGCCTGCCGGAGATCGTCGGGCGCGGCTACGGCACGTTCTGGAACTTCAAGGGCCGCTATCGCGTGTGCAAGGGCAGTCGTGCCAGCAAGAAGAGCAAGACGACCGCACTCGACCAGATAGGCCGCATCATGGAGTACCCGGAAGCCAATCTGCTTGTCGTCCGCAAGACGTACCGCACGCTGAAGGACTCCTGCTTTGCTGAGCTCAAGTGGGCGATCCACCGGCTGGGCGTTGATGCATGGTGGGCGGTCAAGGAAAGCCCGCTTGAAATGACTTATCTGCCGACCGGTCAGAAGATCTACTTCCGCGGTCTGGACGATCCGCTCAAGGTGACGTCCATCACGGTTGACGTTGGTCAGCTGTGCTTCCTCTGGCTCGAGGAGGCCTACGAGGTCACCCGCGAGGAGGACTTCGATATGCTGGACGAATCCATTCGAGGCGAGAGTGCGCCGGGACTGTTCAAGCAGATCACGATCACGTTCAACCCGTGGAACGAGCATCACTGGCTGAAAAAGCGCTTTTTCGATGCACCGCCCGACCCGGACATTCTCGCCATGACGACCAATTACACCTGCAACGAGTGGCTGGACGACGCAGACAAGCGCCTGTTCGAGCGTATGCGGCAGAACAATCCGCGGCGCTACCGTGTCGCCGGTCTGGGTGACTGGGGTATTGTGGACGGCCTGATCTTCGAGAACTGGGAAGAACGAGAGTTCGACATTGACGAGCTGCGCCGCAGGCCGGAACTTCACACCGTGTTCGGACTTGACTTCGGCTATACGAATGACCCGACCGCACTGTTCTGCGGCATGATCGACCGCGTGAGCCGCACGCTGTACGTTTTTGACGAGATGTACGAAAAGGGAATGTCCAACGAACGTATTGCGGAGCGCGTGGCTGCTATGGGCTACGCTAAAGAGCGCATCACGGCCGACAGCGCCGAACCGAAGTCCATCGACCGCCTGCGGGAGCTTGGCCTGTACCGCATTCGCGCGGCACGCAAGGGCAAAGACAGTATCGCAAATGGCATTGACTTTCTGCAGGACTATCGCATCGTCGTACATCCGCGCTGCGTGCACTTCATCACCGAGATTTCAAACTACACCTGGGACACTGACCGCTTCGGCAACAAGATCGGCAGACCCATTGACGACTTCAACCATCTTATGGATGCCATGCGCTACGCCTGCGAGGGCGATATGCGCGGCGCAACATTCAGTTTTGACTAAGGGAGGGACGAGCCATGTTCCAATTCGATCAGACATACGAGGACTATTTGCTGTCCCTCGGCAGAGAAAACACCGATCAGCGCATGACGGACGCGCAGTTCGTCGTGCAGGAGATTCATCGCTTCTGGCGCTCTAAACGCTGCCGCGACATGATGGACGGCGACCTGTACTATCGCGGCAGGCACGCCATTCTTCACAAGCAGCGTACGGCTATCGGTGAGAACGGCGAGCTGATTACGCTGGATAATCTGCCGAACAGCCGCATTGTGGACAACCAGTTCCGCAAGCTGGTCGATCAGAAAGCCAACTATCTGGTCGGACAGCCATTCGTCATTCGTTCGGAAGATCAGGCGTTTGTGGACGCCCTGCGGCCGTACCTGCTGACCAAGAAGTTCGCACGGCTCATCAAGGCGGTCACCCGCGACGCGCTGTGCTGCGGCACCGGATGGCTGTTCCCGTATTACGACGAGAACGGCGCTCTGGCGTTTCGGCGGCTGCGCCCTTATGAAGTTATCCCTCTGTGGGCGGATGAGGAGCACACGCGCCTTGACGCCGCTATCCGCGTATATGACATGACCGAGTACGTCGGTCTGACCGAGAAGATCGTGCACCGCGTGGAGGTGTATGATGATACCGGCATTCACTACTTCACGCTGTCCGGCGGCAGCCTGACACCGGTCGAGCCATTCTCCGCGCCATACATCATGGCGGGAGAGCAGCCGTACAACTGGGAGCGCATCCCTCTCATCGCGTTCAAGTACAACGCAGACGAAACGCCGCTGCTGACGCGCTGCCGCTCCATGCAGGACGGCCTTAACGCCATCGAGAGCCAGTGGCAAGACCAGATGCAGGAGGATCCGCGCAACACCATCATGGTGCTGGTCAACTACGACGGCGAAAACCTCGGTGAGTTCCGCAGGAACCTTGCTACCTATGGTGCAGTTAAGGTTCGTTCGGACAGCTCCGGCGGCGGTGACGTGCGTACCCTGCAAATCGAGGTCAACGCCGAGAATTATCAGACGCTGGTCGCGCAGTTCAAAAAAGCGATTATCGAGAACTGCATGGGCTACGATGCCAAGGACGACCGGCTCGGCGGCAACGCCAACGAGATGAACATCAAGTCCATGTATTCGGACATCGAGCTGGATGCGAACGGCATGGAAACCGAATATCAGGCAGCGTTTGAGGAACTGATTTGGTTCATCACCTGCCATATTTCAAACACCGGCGGCGGAGATTTTGAAAATGAGCCGTATGAGTTGATTTTCAACCGCGACATTTTGATTTCCGAATCCTCTGCTATCGCGGACTGCCGGAACAGCATGGGCGTTATCAGCAATGAAACCATTGTGGCAAATCATCCGTGGGTCGATGATGTACAGGGCGAACTTGACCGTCTGGCGGCCGAGAAGGAAGCAAATCTTGACCTGTACGGCAGCTTTGGCCAGAACGTACCGCCGGATGATGAACCACCGGACGATAAGAACGAGTAAGGGAGGCGCGGCGCGTGCGCAATCGGGAATACTGGCAAAAACGCTTTTCGGCTGTGGAAGAAATGCGAAACAAGCGCGGCAGGCTCACGGTTGACCAGATCGCGCCGCACTTTGACCGAGCACAGGCTACCATCGACAAGGAGATCCGCGTCTGGTACCAGCGGTTTGCAGATAACAACGGCATTTCGCTTGCGGAGGCCAAGAAGCTGCTGCGGCAGAACGAGCTTGACGAGCTGAAATGGGACATTGAGGAGTACATCAAGCGCGGGCAGGAAAACGCCGTGTCGCAGAAGTGGCTGAAAGAGCTGGAGAACGCCTCGGCAAAGTTTCATATTTCACGGTTGGAAGCACTCAAGCTGCGGACACAGAACGCTGCGGAAAACGCCTTTGCCGCCGAGCAGAACAGGCTGACCGACCGGCTCGTGGGCACCTGGAAAGAGGACTACTACCGCACCGCCTTTGAGGTGCAGAAAGGCTTCTCTCTCGGTTTTGACGTTGCGCGGGTGGATGAAAACCGCGTAAACAAACTGCTGGATACACCGTGGACGGCGGATGGACAGACATTCTCCGACCGCATCTGGAAGTCCAAGGCGCAGCTGCTCGACAGTGTGAGTTCCGAGCTGACACAGATGTGCATCCTCGGCAAAGCGCCCGACGATGCCATTGCCGCTATCGCAAAGCGCATGAACGTCGCAAAAAGTCAGGCCGGCCGGCTCGTGATGACCGAGAACGCCTATTTCGGTTCGGCCGCGCAGCAGCAGTGCTACAAGGACCTCGATGTGGAGCGCTACCAGATCGTCGCCACGCTGGACAGCCGCACGTCCGACATCTGCCGCCATCTGGACGGCAAGGTGTTCGAAATGGCCGACTATGAGCCGGGCGTGACCGCACCGCCGTTCCACGTTTACTGCCGGTCCTGCACTGTGCCGTATTTTGAAGACAATGACGATAACGGTATGCGTGCTGCAAGGGACGAGAACGGAAAGACGTATTATGTGCCGGCAAGCACCACCTACGAAGAATGGGCGAATGCGTTTGCCGGCGGCGGTAATAAGGACTTCTTCCGCAGTCTGGCGGTTCGTGGACAGAAAATCCATGATATTCCGATACGCGAGCAGAATGTCGAGGTGCCGAAAGAGATCTTGTCCGAGGTTGATACGGCTGTGCATAAGCTCTCCAAGGAGTTCCCGTCTGTGGAGGGCAATATCAGCGGTATTCGGTTCTGCGATACGGGCAATTCGATTGCAGCCGCCGCAATCAACCGCAAGTTGGAGATCAATCTAAAACTGAATGAGAGCATCTTCTCCAACCAGCAAAATTACAGGCAAGTACTTCAAAATTGTGCCTCGATGTTCTCACCTAAGAGCAGTCTATATGACTACTTGAAACACGAATTTACGCATTTTGCTGAATATCAGTATGCAATCAAAAGCAATACAGCGAATGGTGTTCTCAATGAAGAAAAGGCGTGGGACGAGATTGGACGGGGAGTGTACGCTCAAAAGTTGATGGAAGAGGCACTTTCCTCTTGCGGTTTGCCGTATGATGAGAGTATAATAGAGAAAATGATAGGCACATATGCAACAGAAAATGTGTCGGAAGCTGTTGCAGAGGCGGTATCGTCAACTAAGCACAACGCTCTGTGTGATACCATCAAACGCCTCGTGCAGAAGAAGTGGAAGTGATTGAATGCTGGTTATTCCGCCTAAAGAGATTGATGGCAAGCTCAAATTCAGGAACAACGATGTTTTTGTCAGAGATGGTATTACACTGACAGAACATGAAATGGAGCTGTACCGTCAATATCGAAAAGAGCTGCATCGCGCACGTTCTATCCAATTTGAAGAAGATTAAACCACCAAAGAGCAATCTGCGGTGGTTTTCTTTTACCCAAAACTGCATACTCAAACGCTTTACCGATCGGTGAGGCGTTTTTCTTTTGCCGGCATAGCTCAGAGGCAGAGCAGGGCGCTTTTAACGCTCAGGTCGGGATTTCAAAATTCCCTGCCGGCACCACTTCGGCGCTTTGGCATTTCCGCCGCAAACCGAAAGACCGCAAACACCGGACTGAACCGGGCAACAAATGTGAAAGGAAGAAAAGACCATGAAAAAAGAAGAACTGATGAAACTGGACGGTATGACTGACGCACTGGCGGCTGCTGTGCTGAATCTCGCCAAGGGTGATACCGAGGGTATGATTCCCAAGGCACGCCTTGATGAAGTGATTGCAGAGCGCGACAATGCCCGTAAGGAGCATGCCGATGTGCTGAAGGAACTCGGTGCGCTTCAGAAGGAAAACGGCGATGCCGCCGAGCTGCGCGACAAGATCAAGTCGCTCGAGGACGCAGCCAAGGAGAGCCAGAAAAAGCACGACACCGAGATCCACACCCTCAAAGTGGACAACGCGGTAAACGCTGCGCTGCTTGGCTCTGGTGCACTGAACGTCAAGGCGGCCAAGGCCCTGCTGAACCTCGACAAGGCGGAACTCGCCGAGGACGGCACGGTTAAGGGTCTGGCGGACCAGATCAAGGCACTCCGGACCGCCGAGGACAGCAAGTTCCTGTTCGGTTCTTCTACGCCCAAGCTCAAGGGTGCCAAGGCGGGCGAGAGCGGCAACGAGGACGGCGACCATCAGGTAGACACCTCCAAGATGACCTATTCGGAGCTTGTCGCTTACATGGCGGAGCACCCCGACGAAAAAATTAACTGATGAAAGGAAAGTGAAATCGAAATGGCTGAAACCAAGTTTGACAGCAAATCTTTCAACCCGCAGGCGTTCGGCGCGTATGTAAACCGAATTCCGAACACTACCAAGACCGAGCTGGCGAAGTCCGGCGCAGTCGGCGCGAACGAGCAGGCACGCGGTGCCCTCTCGAACCAGACTGGTGCACTGTACGCACGAGTGCCGTACTTCGGCCGTATCTCCGGCGACACCAGCCAGAACAACGACGGTGCGACCAACATCAACAGCACCGCAACCACCACTTACGAGCAGGGCTTTGTTGTTGCCCGCCGTATGGACGCATGGACCGAGCGCAACTTCTCGACCAACATCACTGCAGGCGTGAACTTCATGGACAACGTGGCCGCACAGATCGCGGACTACAAGATGGAGGTCAAGCAGGCTATGCTGCTGGCGATCCTGTCCGGCGTGTTCGCTATGAGCACCTCGACCGGCTCGGCAATCCAGAAGAGTGCCGCTAAGGCGTTCCTCGACAGCCATGTGTACGACATCACCGGCAAGACCGGCGACGAGGCTATGGTCGGTGCGGCCACGCTGAACGCAGCCATGCAGCAGGCGTGCGGCGACAACAAGAGCGTTTTCAAGCTGGTTATCATGCACAGCGCAGTGGCGACGAACCTCGAGAACCTGCGTCTGCTCAAGTACATGACCTACACCGACGAGGACGGTATCCAGCGCGATCTGTCGCTCGGCACTTGGAACGGCCGTCTGGTGCTCGTAGACGACGGTATGCCGACCGAGGACGTTGCAGAGGACCAGTCTAAGAACATTCCGGCGTACACTAAGTATACCACCTACGTTCTCGGTGAAGGCTCTATCATTCTGGACGACATCGGCGACGCTGTGCCGTATGAGATGAGCCGCGATCCGAAGACCAACGGCGGTCAGGATACGCTCTACGTCCGCGACGGCTTTATCTGCGGCGTGCAGGGTATCTCGTTTGAAAAGCCGTCGTCCATCACGGCATCGGCTACCAACAACGACCTGTCTGCCGGTGCAAACTGGTCGATCATCAACGATGGCAAGAAGGCAATCCCGCACAAGTCCATCGCCCTGGCAAAGATCGTTTCCAAGGGTTAACGCCATGGACGGTATTCTGGACCGCGTATTGCAGCGGCTTGCGTCGTTCGGCTGCACTGCTCCTGATGAATGGGCGGTGCAGTTCTGCATCGAAAAGGTGGAGAACCACATCAAGAACCAGATTAATCGCACGGAAATTCCGGCAGAGCTTACTGAAGTATGGGTAGACCGTACCTGTGGCGGGGATCTCAGTGCGGCGTATGCGTCCGGCAAGCTGGATCTAGAAAGCCTTGACCTGACAAACGCTGTCCAGTCGGTGAGCGAGGGTGACACGAGCGTCACCTTTGCCACCGATGCCTCGGACAGCGCACGTCTGTCTGTGCTGATCAGCAGTCTGCTGACCGCGGGAGAGGAGGATCTGTTATGCTTCCGAAAACTGCGGTGGTAAGTGTCCGTAAGACACTGGAGCGCGGATACATCGGCACGTTCACCGTCACTGAGCGCAAGAAAGTCGTGCGTGAGGACCACAGCACCGGCTTCGCTGAGGCACAGACGGTCACAGGACAGCCCTGCCGGCTGTCGTTCACGACCTCGCCTGCGGCGGGGGACGGCGACACGGCAGCGCTCACACAGAGCGTCAAGCTGTTCTGCGCGCCTGAGGTAAATATACCCGAGGGCTCGCGCCTTACGGTTACGCAGAACGGCGTGACCGGCGACTACGCCCGTTCCGGTATGGCGGCTCTGTACGATACCCACGCCGAGTATGTACTCGAAGCATTTCGGGGGTGGGCGTAATGGCACGATCAAACGTGAACATGAATTACGATGGTCTGAAGAAGCTGAGAGATCAGCTTGCTAAGATTGACCAGACAGACGAGTTTTTCAACGCCTGTGCAAAAGAGCTTGCCGCACGACTGCTTGCAAAAGTTATCAAACGTACTCCTGTTGGTGATTATCCGAAAAGCACCGGCAAGACCGGCGGCACGCTGCGGCGCGGTTGGACAGCAGGGCAGAACTCTAACGCCAGAGCCTACGCGGAAAGTCTGTCGGTACATCGTGTTGGAACTGATTTTGTTATCGACATTATCAATCCTGTTGAATATGCGTCTTATGTGGAGTATGGACACCGTACATCCAATCACAAGAACTGGGTGGAAGGTAAGTTCATGCTGACACTCAGCGAGAAAGAAATTGCAAGTATGGCTCCAAGAATCCTTGAACGCAAACTTGAAGATTATCTTCGGAGGTGTTTCAGTTGACCATTGGAGCAATCACAAGCGCGGTTTCGACCGCTGTTTATAACGCTTTCGGTGATGGGTACGAGATTTATACTGACCGTGTGACACAGGGATTACATGAACCGTGTTTTCTGGTTTCGTGTCTGTCCGGTACACGCAATGTAGACCTCGGCAGAAGATACGCACGAACTGCTCAGTTTTCTGTGCAGTATTTTCCCAAAATCGAGGGCGATAGCGCAGAAATCAACACGGTACTTGAAACTCTGATGGAAACACTGGAAAACATCAAGGTAGACGGTACGCTGATACATGGTAACGACGTTACCAGTACACCGCATGACGGTATGCTGACAGTAACGGTCAATTACGATTACTTTGTACTGCGTGAAGAAGAACAGATTGAAATGGAATCCGTCACCACGCAGACGAGTGCAAAGGAGTAACTATGACCAGAAAAACCAAGAACGAACCGCGGTTCTCTCGGAATGCGCTGCTGTATTCCGAGCTGTTCCGGCACGAACGTGACCTCATCTGTGCGCTGATCGCGTCGGACGAGTATTGCACCGTGCAGGAAGTGCAGGACCGCATCAACAAATACAAGAAAGGAAAGGTGACCTGATATGGCACTTGGCGGCGGTATTTTTACCACGCAGAACAAGGTGCTGCCCGGCAGCTACATCAATTTCGTGTCGGCGAGCAAGGCAAGCGCCAACCTCAGTGACCGCGGCATTGCAACTATGCCGCTCGAACTGGACTGGGGCACGGATAACGCGGTGTTCGAGGTAACGCCGGCGGATTTCCAGAAGAACAGCCTCTCCATTTTCGGCTACCCGTTCACCCATGACAAGCTCAAGGGTCTGCGTGAGGTGATGGACAAGGTACGCACGCTGTACGCCTACAAGCTGACCAGCGCGGGTGCAAAGGCGGCGAACACCTACGCCACGGCAAAGTGCTGCGGCACTCGCGGCAACGACCTCAAGGTCGTGATCGGCGCGAACGTAGACGCACCGGAGAAGTTTGACGTCAGCCTGTACCTCGGCACGACGCTGGTCGATACGCAGACCGGCGTTGCAAAGGCGGCAGACCTCGTGGACAACGACTACGTTGTCTGGGAAGATGGCGCGTCCCTTGCCGAAACGGCGGGCACGGCACTGACCGGCGGCACGAACGGCACAGTAGACGGCACGGCACACCAGAAGTACCTCGACAAGATCGAGCCGTACACCTACAACACGATGGGCGTTGTCACGACCGACGAAACCACCAAGTCCCTGTATGCGGCGTTCGTCAAGCGTATGCGTGAGGACGTTGGTGCGAAGTTCCAGTGCGTGCTCTATAACAAGGCTGCCGACTATGAGGGCGTTATCAACGTCAAAAACCGCGTGCTGGACGAGAGTGCAAGCGAGGCGTCCCTTGTGTACTGGGTGACCGGTGCCGAGGCAGCCTGCGCGGTCAACAAGAGCCTGCTGAACGTCAAGTACGACGGCGCTTACACCGTGAACACGGACTACAAGCAGAGTGAGCTGGAAACTTTCATTAAATCCGGCATCTTTGCAATGCACAATGTCAGCGGTGAAACCCGTGTGCTCTCGGACATCAACAGCTTTGTGTCCGACACCGAGGGCAAGAGCAAAGAGATTTTCGGTGACAACCAGTGTGTGCGTGTTATGGACCAGATTGCAAACGACATTGCGGTGCTGTTCAACACGCGCTATCTCGGCAAGGTGCCGAATGATGCAAGCGGCCGCGTAAGTCTGTGGAACGACATCGTAAAGCACCACCAGCAGCTCGAGGACCTGCGTGCCATCGGGAATTTCTCGGCGGACGACGTGCAGGTAGAACAGGGCGATGCCAAGAACAGCGTTGCGGTGCAGGACGCCGTTACCATCGTATGTGCGATGGCCAAGCTGTACATGACCGTCACCGTATCGTAAAGGAGGGGAACAAGGTATGGCTTATATGCCTGCAAATGATGCGCCGTCCGCCAAGCTGGCGACGGCCTACGTCACCATTGACGGCAACCGTTACGCCTGCCTGATGGCAAAGAGCTTTGAGGGCAAGATGAACGTGGAGACCAAGGAAGTACCGGCTCTGGGACGCACTGTAAAGGGCGTGAAGGCAGTTGGCGCGAGCATTAAGTTCTCCATGGTTGTCTACAAGGTGACGGAGATCTTCGACGAGCTGATGGAGCGCTACAAGAATACCGGTCTGCTGCCGACATTCGACATTCAGACCACGAACGAAGACCCGGCGACGTCCATCGGCCGCTCGACCAAGATCTACACTGACTGCGTGATCGATGGCGATGTGCTGCTGAGTATGTTCGATGCCGACGGCGATTTTGTCGAGCAGACCATCGAGGGCTACGCACAGGATTTCAGCCGTCCGGAGAAGTATACAAACCCGTCTTATATGTAAGGAGTATGACAAAATGAGCAACTTTTCTGCTTTTATGAAGAGCAACAAAAAGCAGCGTCAGAACGAACTGTACGCCGCGACCAAATCGCTGACCGACGAGAACGGTGTGCCGCTGCTGTGGGAGCTGCGCCCGGTCACCACCCGTGAGAATGAGGCAATCCGCGAGCAGTGCACCACCGAGGTGCAGGTGGCGGGCAAGCCGGGTATGTACCGTCAGCGCGTCGATACCTCGGAGTACCAGGCAAAGCTGATGGCGGCGGCTGTCGTTACGCCTAATCTGAACGACGCAGAACTGCAGGACAGCTACGGTGTGATGAGCGCCGAGGAGCTGCTCAAGGAAATGCTGGACGATGCGGGCGAGTATACCGAGCTTGCTGTCAAAGTGCAGCAGATTTCCGGCTTTACCACTCTCGCAGAGGACGTTGAAGCGGTAAAAAACTGATCGAGGCAGAGGATACGGAAACGTGCTATGCGTTGTATGCTCTGCATCAGTTACACATATTGCCGTCTGATTTTCTTGCGCTGGACCAGAAAGACAAGGCGTTCATCATCGCTGCGGCACTGGAAAAGGTAAAGCAGGAAAAGGCAGAGATGGCAAAGATCAAGAATAAGAGGTGATTTCGTGGCGGGTATTACAACAGCTGTAAAGCTGAATGACCAGATGACCGCACCGCTGCGGAACATTACAAACGCGGTCAATATGATGCTCTCCAGCTGGGAGAGTCTGGACAGTGCCACAGCCGGCGGTCTGGACATGGGCGACGTCGGCGCTATCCGCACGCAGCTGCACGAGGCAACGACTGCGCTGGATCAGCTCGGAAACGAGCAGCAGGAGTTTAATAGCAAAGTCGAACATGGTTCTGATGCGCTGAGTGGTATGGCGGGCAAGATTGCCGGTATGGTTGCAGGCTACCTTAGCTTGCAAGGCGCGATGAACACCGTTAAGAACGGCATTGATTACGCCTCCGACCTTGCTGAAGTGCAGAACGTCGTGGATGTGTCGTTCGGTAAATCGGCTGCTTCCATTAACGACTGGTCGCAGAAAGCACTTGAAGCCTACGGTCTGAACGAGGTTACCGCAAAGCGCTATAACGGCACACTCGGTGCGATGCTGAAATCTACCGGTATTGCGGGTGACAGTGTTGTGGATATGTCGGAAAAGCTGACTGGTTTAGCCGGTGATATGGCATCGTTCTACAACCTCGACACCAACGCGGCATTCGAAAAGATTCGTTCCGGTATTTCGGGCGAAACCGAACCGCTCAAACAGCTCGGTATCAATATGTCGGTTGCAAACCTCGAAGCCTACGCGCTGTCGCAGGGTATCACGACCGCTTACGATAAAATGTCGCAGGCAGAGCAGACCATGTTGCGCTATAACTACCTTATGGCTGCTACTTCAGACGCGCAGGGCGACTTTGCGCGAACTTCTGACAGTTGGGCGAACCAGACACGATTGCTTAGTGAGAACTGGACGGAGTTTGTCGGCAAAATGGCGGCGAACCTGCTGCCGACGCTGACGGCGGGTATTTCTGCACTAAATGACGTGATTAAGTGGATGTCTGAGAATACGGCGTTCATTACGCCAATCCTCGGCGCGATTACTACGGCTGTTGGATTGTATACGGCTGCTGTACTGGTTAACGCTGCCGCAAAGGGAATTGATACAATCGCAACTAATTTGAAAGCAGTGGCAGAGATCAGAGCAAGCAATGCAACATTTATAGCAACAGTGCGGCAGTATGGTCTAAATAAGGCGCTGCTTGCGTGCCCTGTTACTTGGATTGTTAGCGGTATTATTCTTATTGTCACTGCTATTTACTTGGTTGTTGCGGCTATCAATAAAGCTCAGAACAGAAGTATCAGCGCAACCGGAATTATCTTCGGTGCGTTTGCAACTCTTGGTGCGGCGATTATCAACACGGTAATTGGCGTAGTAAATGCAATCCTTCAGATTGTTTGGGCGGGCGTTGAACCGTTCGTTGGAATCATTGAATGGATACTCAACGTAGCGAACGGCGGCTTCAACAGCTTCGGTGACGCTGTGAAGAACCTGATTGGTCAGATTATCTCGTGGTTCCTGTCGCTCGGCAAGGTAGTCACCAAGATTATTGATGCAATCTTCGGTACAAGCTGGACGGACGGCTTGAATAACCTGCAAAATCAGGTACTTTCGTGGGGCAAAAACGATAAAGCCATCACGATTGACCGCACAGCACCGGCTATCAACACCCGCATTAAGTATTCGGATGCATGGAATAAAGGCTACAGCCTCGGCCAGAGTATCGAGGAAAAATTCAGTGCCGCGGATGCTTCCAATACGGATCTGGACGCATTGAACAATAACGTCGCTGCTATTGCCGCCAATACGGCCGATACCGTTGACGCGCTGCAGTTGTCCAACGAGGACCTTAAAATGCTTCGCGACATCGCGGAACGTCAGGAAATCAACAAGTACACGACCGCCGAGATCAAGGTGGAAATGGTCAACCACAACAACATCTCGAACGAGATGGATCTGGACGGCGTAGTCAATCTGCTGGAAGCCAAGGTCACCGAGGCGCTTGTCACCAGTGCGGAAGGAGTGCACATCTGATGTATGAATTTTATATGGATGGTGTGCGCCTTCCGGTCACGCCGAGTGCGCTGACCATCAAGATCAACAACCAGAACAAGACCATCAACCTCATCAACGAGGGTCAGCGCAACATCATCAAGACACCCGGATTGAGCAAGTACAGCTTCAACGCGCTCCTGCCGAACAGGGAATACCCGTTTGCGTGTTACCCGAACGGCTACCAGCCGGCACAGTATTATATGTCACTGCTGGAAAAGCTCAAGCGCGAGTGCAAGCCGTTTGAGTTTTTGGTTATCCGCACGGATGACGCAGGCAATCTGCTGATGACGAACGATCCGGACAAGCCGCTCATGGTATCGTTGGAAAGCTACGAACTGAGCGAGGATGCCGGTAACTACGGCGTTGACGTGATGGCGAAAATCGAACTGCTGACTTATGTGGATGTAAAGACCAAGCTGATCGAGTTCAAAAAGAGCGAGAGTAGCAATTCCACCAAGAAAGCGACCGTCACGCAGAAGCGCGACACCACTACGGCACCTAAGAACAAAACGTACACTGTTAAACAGGGCGATACGCTGTGGGACATTGCTCGCGTGAAGCTGGGGAACGGTACTAAGTGGACAAGTATTTACAGCCTTAATAAGGCTACCATTGAAGCCGCAGCTAAAAAATACGGTAGATCAAGCAGCAGTAACGGTTGGTGGATTTATCCCGGAACCGTGCTCAAGCTGCCGAGTTAAGGAGGGGATAGTATGGGTAAGTATGTTTGGCCTTGTCCGTCCTACTCGCGTATGTCGAGCGGCTATGGTAACCGCGTACACCCAATTTACGGCACTGTCAAGTTTCATGACGGTGTAGACCTTGCTTCTGCTTCGGGTACTCCTATTCTTGCGTTTGCTCCTGGTACTGTAACGGTATCCGGTTTGAACGGAGGTTATGGTAACTACATCAGTATTAACCATGGCGGCGGTCTGATGAGTTTCTACGGACATTGTTCGAAACTGTATGTTTCCAAGGGCGCAAAAGTCACCGCCGGTCAGAAAATGGCGGCCGTTGGTACAACTGGCAACTCGACCGGCTGTCACCTGCATTTTGGTATGCACTTGAACGGTTCGTCGGTCAATCCTCTGAACTATGTATCGTCGAAGGACACAGTATCTAACTATACCGGCTCTAAATCGTCTGGTACTGCTACAAATACGGTTAAGGCACTCTTTACCGCCTATTATCCTGCGAATAACGCTATGGAGGGCGGTTTTCTTGATGCGCTTGGCAACAGGTTAGACCCAAGCAAGCACACCTGCGCCGCACCTCCGTCCGTACCGTTTGGTACTAAGGTTACCGTGCAGGGAACAGGTACGGCACTGGACGGTGTGACGTACACGGTTAATGACCGCGGCGGCATGATTCAAATCGAAAATGGCGTGTATCATTTCGATTTACTCATGTCCTCGAACGCTGAGTGTAACCGCTGGGGCAGGCGAAAAGGTACCGCCATCATCGGCGGTTCTGGTTCTTCAAGTTCGTCCGGTGCATCCGGTTCGAGCACCGAGAAAGAGAAGAAGGACATCACGACCGTTGTCGTCAAGTCCGTCACCGGCGCAGCGGGCACACGCAAGGAGATCCTGCGGGATGTGCCGTCCTGCCAGATGCCGGGCGCCGAGCTGATCATCCAGAACAAAAATGGTCAGCTTCAGCAGCCGATGACCGAGGGCGACATCGTGTGGGAAACCACCCGCAGTGGTTCGGCATCCTCACTGACGTTTACGGTCGTCAAGGACGATACCCTCAACTTTCACGAGGGCAATCCGGTGTCGTTCCGGTTCAATGGCGCGAATGTGTTCTACGGCTACGTCTTTAAGAAGTCGCGCTCAGACAATCGGCTGATTAAGGTCACGGCCTATGACCAGCTGCGCTACTTCAAGAACAAGGACACCATCAGCTACACGAACAAGACCTACGCCGATGTGCTGAAAATGCTGGCGGCTGACTATGGCCTCAAGGTTGGTACCGTGACCGATACCAAGTACAAGATTCCGCAGCGTATCGAGGAGGGGACGCTTTTCGATATGCTCGGCAATGCGTCCGACCTCACAATCATCAATACCGGCAAGGTGTATGTGCTCTACGACGATTTCGGAAAGTTGTGCCTCAAACCCTACGAGAGCCTGCTCCTGCCGCTCTACATCGACGAGGACACCGCCCAGGGATACAGCTACACCTCGTCCATCGACAGTGATGTGTATAACCGCATCAAGCTGGCGTGGGACAATGATGAAACCGGCGTCAGAGAGGTTCATGTGATGAACAATACCGCCAGCCAGAGCAAATGGGGCACGCTCCAGTATTACGAAAAGCTGGACAACGCCCTCAACACCGCTGATTTGCAGACCAAGGCCAAGGCGCTGATGAAATACTACAACGTCATCCACCGTGAGCTGACCATGCAGAAGGTGTTCGGTGATGTTCGGGCGCGTGCCGGTACTTCGGTCTGCGTCGGCATGGGCCTGGGCGACATCAACATCAAGAACTATATGTGCGTGGAGAAGGCTAAGCACACGTTCAGCAATGGCCTGTACACGATGGATTTGTACCTGAGCGGAATTCGAGGTGAGTTTAGTGCCTAATCTGATGGAATCTATGCGGCAGATTGCCGCGAACGAGCGTCAAGCCGCTTTGCCGATGACAATCTGCTTCGGCAAGGTGATTGCACTCTCGCCGTTCCGTGTGCAGATCGACCAGAAACTTGTACTCACCAAGGAGTTTTTCATCGTGAAAAGTGGCGTGAGCGCATCCTCGTTCAAGGTGGGCGATGTGCTCATCCTGTTCCGCAATGAGGGCGGACAAAAGTACCTGATATTCGACAAGAAAGGGGCGCTGTAATGCTGCCGACAGAGTATAATGACGATCTCGTGCAGGATTTCGAGATTGAAACACAGCCTACGCGCACCTATGCGCTGCGGTTTGACGGCTACCCGTGTTCCGGCGGCAAGCTGGACGGCCTGGAAGCCATGAAGCAGGCCATTTTCCTGATTCTCCAGACTGAACGGTTTCAGTACGCGATTTACAGCTGGAATTACGGTATCGAGCTGAACGCCCTGCTGGGTCAGACCATGACGCCTTATCTGCAAGCCAAGGTGGCGAAAGCAATCGAGGACGCGCTCATGGCGGATGACCGGGTGCTGTCGGTGGAGCAGTTCTTGTTCACCAAGGGCAAGCGCAATCTGCTTGTGAAATTTACCGTAACCACGACCGAGGGCGATGTCGAGAGCGAATTTGAGTTTGGAGGTGAAGCGGCATGATCGGACGATACTCGGACGAAATGACGTTTGACTACATTATGAACCGTATGCTGGAATCCGTGCCGGATACGGTGGACAAGCGCGAGGGCAGCATCATCTATGACGCGCTTGCTCCTGCCGCAGCAGAACTTGTCAAGTGCTATATGGAACTGGACGTCGTGATGGACGAAACCTTTGTTGATACAGCGTCGCTCCAGTACCTTATGCTGCGCTGCAAAGAGCGCGGCGTAGCTATTCAAGGCGAAACGGCTGCTGTTATCGAGGGCGTGTTCACGCCGTCCAGTATGGAGCTGACCGCGGGCTTGCGGTTCAACTGCGATGAGGTGAACTACACCATCACAGAAAAGATATCGGCGGGTCACTACAAGCTGGAGGCCGAAACGCTCGGTACGGTCGGCAACAAGTACACCGGCCTGCTGCTGCCGATCCAGACGGTGAACGGTCTGGATACCGCATCTATTGCGGCTGTACTTATCCCCGCTGAAGATGGCGACACGACCGACACGCTGCGCGAGAAATACTACGCCAGCATTGACGGTGAAGCGTTCGGCGGCAACGTGGCCGACTACCGCGAGAAGGTCAACGCGATTACCGGCGTGGGCGGGGTCAAGGTCTATCCGGTCTGGAACGGCGGCGGTACGGTCAAGTTGACTATTATTGCATCCGACTTCACCGCACCGAGTACCGAACTGATTTCCAAGGTACAGACCGCCATCGACCCCGAGGGCAATCAGGGCGAAGGTTTAGGCCTTGCGCCGATCGGGCACACCGTAACTGTCGCCGGTGCGAGGTATGCCGACATTGCTATCACAACCAATATCACCTTTGCGACCGGCTGGGCGTGGTCGAGCGCACAGTCGCAGGTGGAGAGCGCGGTCAAGACGTACTTTGCCGAGCTGGCGAAGATCTGGGCGGACAGTGCAACGACCGTTGTCCGTATCTCGCAGATCGAGACGCATCTGCTTGCACTCGACTGCGTGGTGGACGTGGAGGACACGGCCATCAACGGCAGTGTGAAGAACATCGAGCTGGCAGCGGACGAAATTCCGCGGCTCGGCAGTATCGGAGGTGCGACGTGAGAAAGAAATTACAGGACTACCTGCCGCCGATCCTGCTGAAAACCTATGAGTTCCCGCTGCTATGTGAGACCGAGCAGCCGGAGATTGACCGTCTGCATGATGCCGCTGATGAGGTGCTTGATGCGCAGTTTCTAAGCACAGCAGGGGAGTACGCCATTCAGAGGTACGAGAAGATCTTCGGCGTTGTGCCGCAGGACACCGACACGCTCGACGAGCGCCGGTTTAAGGTGCTGACCAGGATCAACACGCAGCTGCCGTTTTCTGTGCGCCGCCTGCGGCAGCAGCTCGCAACGCTGTGTGGCGAGGACGGCTACAAGCTGGAACTGAACGGCGACAGGTACACACTGACCGTCAAAGTTGCGTTGACCGCAAAGCGCAATCAGCAGGCGGTCGAAGAATTGCTTGCCGACATTGTGCCTGCGAATATGGTCTGCACGACGTCGCTGCTGTACAATCAGCACGCAGACCTGACCCGCTTCACCCACGCACAGCTTGCCTTGCTCACGCATTTTGAAATTAGAGAGGAAGTGTTGCCGGATGGCGAGTAAAACGACAAACTACGGGCTGAATAAGCACAGTCCGCAGGATTTCTACAGTGTAGAAGCCAGAAATGAGAACTGGGATAAGATCGACGAGGCTCTTGCTGCAACCGACCCGACCAAGATCACCGCCAAGGCCGAACCGGCCGACGGTGACGGCGTGATGATCGCGGACAGCGAGGACGGCGGCAAGGCTAAGCGGCTGCTGTGGTCGAATGTTAAGGCGGCTCTCGGCAAGCTGTTTGTTCCGCTGGCGCGGAAGGTGAACGGGAAGACGTTGGCGAAGGATGTGACGCTGACGGCGGCCGACATCAAAATGCCCGACAGCGAAGAGGACGTAGGGGCGGCTATGGCAAAGCGCGATGTGGAGTACGGCATAATTGAACCCGAAAACCTGCAGGAATGGGCCTCTGCACAGACCGCAGGCGGTACATTTATGCTGACGCCAAGCACCACCCAAGGTGTGCCTGAAGTGAGATATTGGCGAGGGGTTTTATCATGCGCTTTTCCGGGGAATGATCGCTCGTTACTGATATTCACCAGTGGAGAGATGTATCGGACTGACACCATGGGCGGACAATGGTCAGTGCCATGGCGAAAGGTTGCGGACTGTGTTGCTCCGGAAACGCATAGTCTACTGATGGCAGACGGTTGGGCGCAATCTAACTGTTTTTACTTTAAATCACAAGAAAACATAGTACATGTCACTATCTCAACACATACAACACAAAGTTTTGTTAATAAAGCTGAGATGGCAACACTTCCAGAAGGGTTTCGTCCAGTCTTCGGCATTGAAGTTCCGGCTGTGTTTAAGACCTCACACCGTAGCGTAACGATTCTTGTCGATCGCGACGGAAAAATTGCAGTTGAAACTTCGAATTACTGGGGCACATCTTTTGATGCTTCGGATTATTTCTTTGCAACATTTAGTTTTGTAGCTGCGAATTAAGCGCATGGGAAAGAAATATTCAGATACACATAGGCAACCCCCGAGGTAGAAATAATCACGGTAATATTACCGTCTGTAGCGACCGAGCAACGTGCTCCTACACCGTAAGACGCCGCTACAGGCAGTTCCAACGCATGTGCAGAGTGGAAACCCTCCGGTAAATACCCGATAGAGATGTAACTATCTTTAGTGAAGGTCCCATAAATACAGCCGGACACAGTGCATATGTTCTCTTGCGTTTTATAGTAGATAATGTCGCCAGTATAGCCGTCCGCCAAAGGGAAATTATGCACTTCTGGAATATTCGCCGATACGATTTTCTGCCAGTCAGCTACCCACCCATTCGAGTCTGCAAAGCGTACATATCCTATATCTGGAATACCAGGGTAAGATCGCAATGCATAGGCAACATAGTATTCTCCATGAAAAAAGAATACATTGTAGCCCCAGCTTTTTTCGCCATTTGGAATATCGGGACAGTTTAGAGCATGGATAAAACCTGCATGATGACCGGCATTGTACTCACTTTTCATGTAGTCGAAAATCGATGTTCCGTCCAGATACTTAGCCCGGCTTCCAAGGCGCTTTGCCGTAGGCGCCCTTAAAGAAAGGAATGATTTTATGTCGTTTCAAGAGTATGTTGCGCTTGCCTACCCTGGTATCGACTGGATTGCAGTTGGTTATGCACTAATCGCTGCTGCTATGCCGGTATTAGCCGTCTTTATGGCCTTGCACAACGGAGTAAAGGGTCTCAACGCATCGAGAAAGGATGATGAAAATGAACAATGAAAAGCACTGCAGCGTCATCGACGCTGAGGGCAGGCACGTGACTTACGTGCTCGTAAAAATCCGCGACAAGCCGCTGGAGGACGGCGGCACGGAGCAGGTCGAGGAGGTGCAGAACTACACATTAAAGGTCGGCGAGCAGCTCGTCGACGCGCAGCCGCCGGTTATGCGTCAGCACGCCGGCAGCATCGGCTTTATTTCGCCGATCTGGGACGGCTCGGACTGGCAGGAGACCGCCACGGCCGACGAGATCGCGGCATGGGAGCAGGAGCACCCGGCGCCGAAAGTCGTGCCGACACCGAAATCAAACGCAGAACTCGAGGCAGAAAATGCAACGCTGCGTCAGCAGGTGTCGGCGCTGGCCGACCAGCAGTCCTTTTACGAGGACTGCATTGCTGAAATGGCGGAAATCGTCTATGCGTAAGTTGTTGGCGGAAATCACCTTAAAAATCTACATTTTATTATCAGAAGGAGAGTTAGAAATGATGGCTATGCTATTCGCGCAGAGAGTTATTCTCGAAAAGTGCACTTTTGAGCAGGTACCTAAGAAACTGAAGAAGCAGGTTGCAGAGATCCTCGTAGAGGAATGCGGCATGCCGGAGCTTGTTCCGGCGGAGTACGGCGGCACGAAGGACGTAGCGGCCGCGTAAACGGCTGCACGGGCTCCTATGGCAAAGCGCCTTGGGTACAATGACAACCTAGGCACCGGAATTAACCTTAAAGAACATGTAAAATACGAATATTTAAGCTTAGATGGCTCTAAAGACTCTGAACTTAACGGTTCTGGCGGTTGTCTCATACTGCCTGGTTGGAGATCAGGCCCATGGGGAATGCAAATGCGGTTTGATATGCGGTGGAACGCCTTATTTATACGACGTTACCGCGACGAAGCCACACTTTGGGATGATTGGGAGAGACTTGCTATCTGCGCACCACCCGAAGTGCATGGACTGCCGTTGGCAAGTGGATTTCCAGCACAATCATATGCCAATACCTACTACAAGACCCAAGAGGGCATTGTGCACCTGAACTTTTGCATCTTCCGAGGCGAGAGTACGGCATTTGTGGAGCGGGAAACTATTTGCACAATGCCCGAGGGGTATAGACCGTCTACTGTCATCGCTGCGGCTGTTGGCGGCGTCGGCAAATCTTTCGGTAATGGGCTCCCGGCCGCAGAGCTGCACATAGAGCCAGACGGCCAAATGTGGTTTTATGGTGCCGATACTCGTATCAACTGGATTTACGGTGAAATCACCTATTTGGCTGGGTAATGGAAAACCGGACAGAGCAGCTGAAGTACAGTCTTTCCGGACAGCGACGATGCATCAAAATGAAGATAGACACCGCCATCTGGATTGATGGTAACATGACAAGCTGAATGACTGTAGTCATTCGCTGTGACGTTTACTGGCGCTATTACCGTTACTTTGGGTCGAAAACCCTCCGGCAATGTAGCAAACTGAGCTCCATCACTAGTAAGCGCCGATGTGCTGCGTAATAGCATTCCGATAGTTACCTCCTTGAACTGGTTACGAGTGTACCAGCACAGACCTTCGCCGTATGCCTGCCAGCCATCAGCCAGAGGTAAATCATGCACCTCTGGCGCAACGCAACGGGCGACCTCATACCAGATATTGCGTGCCGGGATAGCATCATCTCCTGCACGTGCAAACCAAAAACGGCAATCTGAAGCGCCAAACCACATATCGTAGCTGCCAGACAGCGCAGAACGCAGTTTGGCATACGCGGCGTATTCAGACGGCATGTTTCCGTCCCAATCTGAGTCTGTTGTGCGGAATACCAAACTTTTACCGCGTGGAAAATCACTTTTTGCGTTAATATCGCCTGCCAACGTAAGCGTTTCCTTCGCCAAGGCTCGCTTTGCCGTAGGCGCCCGTGCAATATCATGCTACAATGGTTGCAAAGGAGTGTGTGCGCTATGACTGCAAAAATGGACCTGTTAGCTAAACTGACCGCTTTAATGCCCGAATGTGCGGGCGAGATTGCGAAAATCTTGCATGACTACGAGATTATGCCTGCCAAGGTGTATGAACGGAGCAATCTGCCGAGGCGTGTTGACGCTTTCCTGGCGGCGAAGCGCATTGACGGCTGTCGTCCCCGGACGCTGGAGGGCTATCAAGAGCGGCTCAAGGTGCTCATCGGCAGGTGCAAGAAGCCTGTGCAGAAGATCACGACGGATGATTTGCGAGAGCACATTGCCTATCTGGTAGATGAGCGACACCTCAAGGATAACAGCGTGCAAGCGCACATCAACTGCCTGCGGAGCTTCTTCCAATGGCTGACGGATGAGGACGCGATCCGAAAGAACCCAATGCGCAAGATCAAGTCGCTGCGCATCGACAAGCTGCGTGCCCGGCATCCGCTGACGGCCGAGCAGTTGGAGCTCATCCGCGATGGGTGCAAGGGCTACAAGGAAAAGGCTTTGGTAGAATTTCTGGTCTCGTCCGGCTGTCGTGTGTCTGAGGTCGCTGGGCTGCGTGTGCAGGACATCGACTGGCAGGAGCGCAAGTGCAAGGTCATCGGCAAGGGCGGCAAGCAGCGGACAGTCTATTTTTCCGTCCGAGCGAAATTGATGCTGCAGCTGTACATCGAAGGCCGCAAGGGAGGAGAAGCGCTCTTCTCCAGCAGCCGTGCGCCCTACGAACCTTTGAGCGATCGGGGAATTGAGAAGATCATTTCCAAGCTGGGCAAGCGCATCGGCATGGAGCGGCCGCTGTATCCGCATCTAATGCGGCATACCTTCGCGTCGCACGCGCTGTCGGCCGGCATGGACTTGACAGTTATTCAGCATTTGCTCGGGCATACGGATCCAAAGACCACGCTCATCTATGCGGAGATCAATCCAATCCGCGTACAGTACGAATATAATCGCGTTATCGCGTAAGAAAGTAGGTAAAAATCATGGAAAATGTAGCGCATTTTAAGGCTGCGATTGCAGCAATCATCGCCATTCTCACCGCGCTCTGGGGGTGGTTCGGCTGGTTGGTCGTGCTCTTTATCTTTTGCATGGCTGTTGACTTTCTCACCGGCTCGGCGGTGGCGTGCCGCGCCGGCAAGTGGTCATCCCCGGCCGCCAGAGACGGCATCTGGCACAAGTGCGGCAGCATCGTCGTGGTCATTGTCGCAGGCGTCGCCGATTTGCTGATCGGCACGCTGATCGGACACATCCCCGGCGTTACGCTGCCGTTTGAGTACACTGTGCTGCTGTGCCCGATGGTAGTGGTGTGGTACACCCTTACGGAGCTCGGCAGCATCGTCGAGAATGCCGTCGCGCTCGGCGCGCCGGTGCCGCAGTGGCTGCAGAAGGCGCTCGCGGCAGCAAAGGACGCAGTGGATAAGTTAGGGGAGGAGAACGATTGATGAACATTCCGTTTGTGCCGGCTGATCCGAGTAACTACTACTCCGGCCGCGGCGGCAATTCGATCAAGTACATCGTCATGCACTATACCGCCAACGACGGTGACACCGACGAGGGTAATGCGCACTATTTTCAGGGCGCAGGCCGACGGGCAAGTGCACACTATTTTGTCGATGAGGACAGCGTTACGCAGTCCGTGCGTGATAGAGATGCAGCATGGCACTGCGGCGGCGATCTCGAGAGCTCGCATCACCCGTTACGCGGCATTTGTATGAACCGCAATTCGTTGGGTGTGGAAATGTGCAGCGACATCGTAGGCGGCAAGTACACCATCACGCCGCAGACGGTAGACCGTGCCGTCGAGCTGGTCAAGTATCTTATGGCGAAGTACGGCATTGACGTAGATCACGTCGTGCGGCACTATGATGTCACCGGCAAGCTGTGCCCCGAGCCGTGGGTACGCGATGAAAGTCTGTGGCGTAAGTTCAAGGCACGGCTGACCGCGCCGGTTGAACCCGAACCGAAGAAGGAGGACGACGAAGTGGTAGAAAAGAAAAAGGTCCTGCTCAACGGCAAGACCTACGAGTGCGACGTCATTACAAAGGACGCCACTAACTATATCAAGATGAGATCGCTCCAGCAGGCAGGCTTTACAATCGGGTATGATGCTGTTCGCAAGGTTCCGAGCATCACCGCACCGCAGTGCCGCACGTTCGTGCCGGATGGTACCGCCGAGGTTCAGGCCGCTATCGACACCGTGCAGGAAGCCGCCGGTCTGGAGGAGCAGACGATTGAGTATCTGCTGCGGTACCAGTACGGTGAGCAGCTCGTGAAGAAGCTGGCCGAGGCGATGGAGAAGTAACTCGACTGTGCCGGGAATCTGACGACAAATTGACGACACGAGGGCATAAAAAGGTACGAGAAAGTGCAAAAATCAGCATTCCAAAATACACGATTTTGGGACTTGCGTGCGTTTAAAAAACGCGAAAGCGTGCGTTTGATGTGTGATTTGTGTCGCTTTTTGCAGGAATTGAATACCCCGCAGTTTTGCGCCTTGCGGAGAAGTACGGCCTGAAGGCTGCACGTCGTGCACCGCAGTTCAGCAAGCGATAATCTACAGCTTAATAATGCTAAAAAAGCCCGGAAATACGCCATTTTCCGGGCTTTTTCTATGCCTAAAATCACTTGATTCCGATGGTAAAATTTGAGGAAATTTGACTTCAAATTAGCCCATTTTGATGGGTTTACCATGGGTTTACGGCCTATTTTTGAGCCTAATGGGTGGGAAAATGGGTTTACAGAAGGCCATTTTGGAGGGGAAATTAGCCCCATATCCTTGACAGACTTTCGGTAAAAATCCGGCTGAAATGGAATGAAAAACAGTGTCAGGATCGTTTGGCGAGTTCTGACGAATTCTGCAAAAAAATAATATTAGGTATCCTGTTACATAGAGCCTTGGCTCATTCTTTGAAAACGAGAATGGGTCGAGGCTCTATTTTTTCGCCCGAAATCCGGCGAGACAAATTTGAGTAGGAGGTAACAGGTATGACGGATTTCAATCAGAAGACCCATGATACCGATGTGGGCAGTCATGGCGGACAGCCGAGGCAGATGATGGAGGTGTTCGAGAACCAGGAGTTTGGTTCGATCCGCGTGTTGCAGGAGGCAGGCAGGACATTCTTCTGTGCAAGCGATGTGGCGAAAGCGTTGGGGTATGTGAATCCCTACGCCGCAGTGAAACGCCATTGCAGAGCCCCCCTAACGAAACGCGAGGGGGTCGTTCAGAAGGTGAATCAGTATGGGGATGCTGGAGAACAGGTCGTTGAAATCTCCTTTATCACGGAAGGCGATGTTTACCGGCTGATCGTTCACAGCAAACTGCCATCGGCAGAACGATTTGAACATTGGGTGTTTGATGAAGTTCTCCCGTCCATCCGAAAGCATGGTGTGTATATGAGCGATTCCATTTTGGATCAGGTGATTCAGCATCCGGAGGTCATCTACACCCTGGCACAGGAGCTTGTAGCCGAGAGGGAGCAGCTTGAGGGTATCCGCAAACAGCTGGATGCGGCACAGCCCAAGGCGGACTACTTCGATACCTTTGTGAACTCGGAGGATTGTACCTGCATCCGGAATTTCTGTAAGGAAATCGGAATCCCGGAGAAGACGGCAGTGGCTCTCTTAATGGATCATCGCTATCTGTACCGCAGTCCAAGCGGCTGGCTGATGCCTTTTGCAGACAAATCTGCAAGGGGCTATTTTATTGTCCGGGATTGCTACGGCAGAAGCGGAAAACTGGTGCAGCAGACGAGAGTGACCTGCAAGGGAAAGAATCATCTCTTCAAGTTGTTTAAGCAATGGGGTGTGATCGAATGACGCTTTTTACAGAGGGACGCCTTCAGGCGTTTGAACGCATGATGCAGGATACCGGCAAATACCATCGCCGGGAGGACAGCGAAGATCGTCCGCGCAAATGTCCGAAGAAAAAAGCGGAGCCTGCGAAAAAGGATGGCGAGCACCATGCCGGTATTCAGGGTTGAGAAGAACAGCAATTACACAACGATGTGCAATTACCACCTGCGGGATCATGGTCTCAGCCTGAAAGGGAAAGGACTTCTCTCCATGCTGCTCAGTTTGCCTGACACATGGAACTATTCGGTACGGGGATTATCTTCGATTACGCCGGACGGCGTAGATGGAGTGCTTACGGCTTTGAAGGAGCTGGAGCGTCTTGGGTATCTGGAAAGGAACCAGCAGCGTGAGAGTAACGGTCGGATGGGCAGAGCAGAGTATGTGATTTATGAGATGCCGAGGAAAAAGCCGTGTTCGGAATCACCGTGTACGGAAAAGCCGTATACGGTAAATCCGGATACGGACACACCGGTTACGGAAAATCCCGCGCAATTAAGTACTAATAGAACAAGTACTGAAACAATCAATAAAAGAGAGAAGAAGGAAATCCAGCACCGGTATGGCTCATACGAAAATGTCCTTCTCTCTGACACGGAATACGGCAAGCTCCGGCAGGAGTTCCCAGGAGATTATCAGATGCGGGTGGAACGGCTCTCTGAGTATATGGCTTCCACCGGCAGGAGCTACAAAAATCACCTTGCCACAATCCGGAGCTGGGCAAAGAGAGAAAAGCCGAAGTATAACCCGGCAGACTACACATTTGAGGAAGGAGACAGCCTATGAGCGACATGGCGCCTGAGGTTTTGAATGCGGCGTTGGATTCGCTCCTTACGCCGAAAGAACCCGGAGAGCAGGAATACCAGGGCGTGGACGGACTGTTGTATTGCCGAAGCTGCCATACGCCGGTGCAGTGCAGGGTAAAGCTCTGGGGCAGAGACAAGATTGTTCCCTGCCTTTGCAGATGCCAGCAGGAAGCGATGGCGGAAAAGAAACGCCAGGATGAGCTGCTGGAGCGGCAGCGTAAAATCAGGCAGCTGAAAGCAACGGGGATTCAGGAAAAGCATCTTCTGGAATGGAATTTTGCCGTTGCAGAAGATAATAAGGATGTCCAGATGGCTGTCTCTTATACACAT